ACCACTACTCCCCCTTACCTGAACCCCTCTCAGGCTTTCGCGTGCGCGTCGTTCCGGGGTCAGAAAATGCCTAGGAATCGCTTCCGGCGGGGTTGCTCCGGCGCCGGTAACAGCGCCTGCAGCTGAGTGACTTGCCGCGTCCAGAAAGCCTCACGTTCATCGAGTCGGCGCTGCGCTTCCGCTTGTGCTTCGGTCAACTGCCGTTCTTTCTCGGCAATGGTGGCCTGCTGTTGCTCGACCAGGTTGCGCAACCACTCGGTCAGCTTGTCGGCTTGCTCTAACCGACCTTCCAGAACACTGGCAGGGGTGCTAGGGGATTTGCTCTCCAATTCACGGGCACTGCCGGGGCGAATGGCACGTTCGATGTCATCCTCATTGATGTAGTCGAATACCCGCATCAGCTCGGACAGTTCGATCCCTTCGGGGGTCTGCGATAGCTTGCCGTCTTGGATACGATTGGCGATAGTTCCCCGGCTAACGTTGGCCACCTTGGCAGCCTTTGACTGGCTCAGATACATGGCAATCTTTCCGCTTTTGTTTACATGCTGCAAGCGGTTATATAGACCACAACTGTCGATCTGTCAGAGCATGTCAACGGTGCTAAACCGCAATGCCATGCGGTTTGAAGGTGCCAATCAGCGGCGCATAATGATGATTATGTCAACTGCCAACGGCTTGGCACTAAAACTATCCAGATTCAGCAGTCGCCAGATTCCCAACGCACAGCATGTCCGGAGTCATGGCAAACGAGCCTCGTGTGGTGAATTCGGCCAGGACCCGCCAGAACGCGGTCTGCACGTAGCAGGGCTCGGCGGGTTGATCCCGTGCAATCAATTCGAGCACCGAATAGTCAGCGGTTTCCCGCAAGTAGGCCAGCACCCAGAACGCCATTTCGTTACCCGTGGCCGTGTCCGTATCCGGGTTACCAGTGACACGTACTCGCCAGTAGTGCAGCCGGGTTTTTCCCTTCACACACGGGATATGTTTACGTCTGGTTTTTTGTTCAGCGTTCATGGTCGTGTACCCGATCCAGTTAAAAATCCAGCGCTACGCACGTTGAGCACACGCAGCGCCGGACCCCGCCGTAGCGACTGATCACGCATCCGGCATTCCCGCTATTTCGCGAACGGGTTCGAGCACTCAACCGACCACCGGCCGGTCAAGATTCAGGCAGCCTTATCACCTTCACCCCAGTTCACCGCGGTCAGTGCGCTGTTCAATTCGGCAGGTGATAGACCAGCTTCCTTCGCCCGTGACAGTGCTTCAACGATGCTATTTAATGCCCGTGCTCGACCACCGGTGTCGTACGCTTGCATCGGTCGTAAGGTGTCGATGATCACTTCACCACCCAGCTTGTGTGAGCACTCCTCGGCCAGTAGTGCGGCTATCGGTTGCAGGGTCCATCCCGCCAGGTGCCGTTGCGCTTCCCGGACCAGGGGACCTTGCGCGTTCTGATTCAACAGGGCAGGGAGCACCCCGAACACATTCATGATCGCGTTGCGATTATCTTCGAGCATTTGACCAGGGAGTACCCCGGTTATGTCAGGGCTCGTTTGCTGGGGTTTCCAGTCGGCTTGCGGTGACGCACCACCGGCGGCGGAGACTTGCGTTGACTCTCGAATCATCACGCGCCCCCGCTTACTTTGAAACCCAGCGCCCAACAATTCCATGTCGGTCGTGCTCGATTCGGGGAAGGGAATGATCTGCGATGCAATCGGGGCCAGCCTGTAAATCTCACTGAGCACGTTCTCCACTTCGGAGAGCAACCCCGCCGTGAGTGATGCCCGTTTTAACGGTGCCTGTCCCGTCCAGGGGGCCACGGTATCTGACCCGATCCGCAGGTGAATCACTTCCCCTGCCAGGACGGTTTCAGTCGTCATACCCCCGGCATCAGACACGGACACTCGATAGGCAATCGGTTGACCGTACCGTGTGGCCACGTCCCAGTCGCTACAGCACACCAGTCGATTCCTGATCAGCAGCAAGGCCTCACCCCGTAGTGCCAGTGAGCGTGCAATGATCCCCATGGTGTGCCGGGTCAGCAGGTTCGTACCCTGCACATCGCTCAGCGATAGACACCCTTCCCACAGTGACACACACCCTTGCACCGTGGCCGTGAGTTCACCTATCCCAGATGATGCTGATATGTAGCTTTGTCGTGCTGCCATCACGGCAGCGGTGTACCCGGTATTCACTGCACGGGTTTCGAGTACCTGTTTACTTTTGAAGGGCCACACGGTCAGAGTCTCCGGTACGGTCGAAGTAGATCAGCGGCACCACTGTTTACCAGTGCTTTGGCCGTGTGCGCCGCGTTACGTGAGATCGTCTCCTGCACACCACCACTACCCAGCTCAACCGTGTATTGATTGACACCAGGGGGTAGCGGATCTTCCGCCGCATGGTATTCAGCCAGACGCCTGAACGCTTCAGCCACATCATCCGGGACACCATCGGTGTACACACTCCCCACCGTGGCATCGAACAGGTAGGTTTCATCCAGGAGCAAATACCCCAATGGGGTCATGTCCAGGGTTGCAGCTTCCCACCCCGTTCCGTTCCACACACTGACCGTGTTGATCACACCAGGGGTCAACGGTGGCACCCATTCCCCGGCACCTTCGACGGTCCAGAGCACTTCACGCTCACCCCACCGATAGATCACGTGCAGCTCGATCCGACGCCACAGTGCCCCCTTGTTCAACAGGTCGGCCGCATCCGATAACCCTGAAATAGCAGGGTAATTCGTCGGTGCCCCTTCGGTCTGTTTGATCGTCAGAGTCATGCACGCCACCGTTGAATTCTGCGAGGAACGACCAGACCCGTGTCGGTTGACACCGACCAGTTCCTGAGCTCCACTTGTGTTTCCGGGTACGCCGGCCGGGTCACTATCGACAGCTCATACAACAGTGCTTCGATGATCGTGCGGATGATGGCAGCGTATTTACCTTCCTCCGGTTCGTACTCCTCATCCTCAATCGTTTCAGCCTCCGGCACCGCCCGCTCAGGCGGTAACCGAAACCCAGGGGAGATACCAACCGCCAGACCCGCGTCGATCAGGTTCAGGGTGTCCTTACCGTGTTGGGTTTCAGCGACCGCCCGTGTGATGATTGCCGTGAACAACAGGGCAGCGGCGGTGTCCACCAGCTTCAACGTGCCCGCCCGGACACTTGCCAACGGTCGGTTGTAATCGTGCCCAGCCAGCAGGTGTATTTGCTTAGGCCCACCATGTTCCGATGGTGTCTCGACACGGTACCGAAACGCACGGGATTTGATCCGCTCTTTTTTCGGTCGGCCACGTCGGCCACCATCAGACAATACAGCATTGACCCCGTAGACGAATTTCCCACCGAGTTCAACGCCACCATCATCACGGCGGCGCAGCTCCAGGCCGCCGCCATCTGCGCCACCGTAGAACATCAGGCTGCCGCTACTTCCAGACCGGTGATCAGCTGGAGTTGTGCCGCACGCGCCACCGTCACATCCAGGGTCACCAGCGCCGTGATACGCAAGCCCCCCGACGTTGCATCCGAGTACGGATCACGGATCATATCGACCGCACCCCACAGCCCCACGAACGCAGGCGCAACACCACCGGCCGATGTGGTCAGCAGTGCCGTACACGCGGCCGGTGAACCCGTCGGCGCGGCCAGTGCATTTGAACTCATGGTGATGTTGCTGACGTTTCGGGTCAGGCGGTCGTACTCGCTGACCGCAGTACCACTGATCAGTGTGGAGTCGGCATAGTCCATCACCTCCGGTCGAATCAACACACGCACATCACTGGCACTGTTCGCAGCGTTCGCCGCCAGGAACCGAGTGATCGCCGCCCGGAATTCAGCCCACGTTGCAGCGCCAGCGGCAGCGGTTGACGTGATCCCGTACGTACCGGCACCAGCAATCACACCCAGCGGTTCACCACTTGAACCGGAACCCAGGAACACGGATTTATCCAGTTCGGTTTGCAGTGTGCCCTGCATGTCACGGCGTATCGCTTGCTCAACAGCGTCCCCGGATTGCTTCAGCGTTTTGCGACTGATCTTCATGGTGATACCCAACGTGTTGTCAGGATTCAGCGCCTTGTCAGTCGTGGCGTAGGCCGTTGGTCCACCGACGGCACCCAGCTCACTGGCAGCCCAGGCAGCGGTCACCGATGACGTGACCACCGGGTACTCAACGGCACCGGAACCGATGTTGATGATCTGCACACCCATCCTTCCGGCAACGCTTGATGGAAACAGCCGGTCAATGGTGGGACGGGTCGCCACGGGATTCGGTGTACCGCTCGCAATCGTTTCACCGGCACGTCGTTCGAGTGCCATATAAGGCACCGGCACACCCCGGTAGCCACCTTGTGAGCGCAGCTCGTTCACCACTTCAGCGGTCTGGCCGCTCAACTGTTGACCCTCATCGAGGTACAAGGCCACTTGTCGCAGCTCATACGCATCGACCAGGGAGGCGAATTCACGCCCTGATCGGGTTTCCAATTCGGTCCCCGCTTCACGTCGTTCGGTGTCTTCGGCCGTGAGCGCCGCGCGGAATCGGGTTTCGTTGGTCCGGTATTCGGTGTCCATGTCCTGCATGGATCGGGTTTCATCGTCGGTCGGTTTTTCCTTCGCAGCCAACTCGGTGAGTGCTTGGCGGATTTCAGACTGACGTTTCTGGATCTGGACTGACTGCAACATGATGGTTTACTCAGTAGGTTGTATTGGTGTGGTGTGATTGCTGACCAATAAGCGCCACTGACGTCGTTGGTTCGATACTTCAGGGAAACCACACTCCACGCGGGTTTTGTAGGTGTGGCAGGTCGGGCAGAGTGACTGCAGGTTGTCCAGGACAAAGGCTAGATGTGGATGTGTTCTAACCGGCTGGATGTGGTCCACTTCGAGCCGACCCCGTGCACTGCACTGTAAACATTTATAGTGGTCACGACGTAAGGCCAGCAACCGCAGGGCCTCCCATCGTTTGGTTTTTCGGATCTTCTTCGAGTGCCGATGGAATGTCATACCCATGTCGGTGCTCGACGTTTGACCATCGGTCGGCTGGTACGGCGGACCCCTTCGGCCACGGCCAGGACGGAGGCCGACACCGCATCGATGCGCCCGTTGCTTCGACCCTTCGCCAGTTTCAGGTTGTTCGCCGGATCTCGCAGGCACACCGCATCGGCGAACGCTGAGCGGAGTAGCAGTGACGGTGCCGATCTCACCAGACCATCAAACGCAGCCCGCCTGAATCGCTCGACATCCTCCCCACCATCCCGCCACCCGGTACCCCGCCAGATCACCGGGCACTTGATACCGGCCGCATCAATCGCCTCACCGAGTTCGGATTGACGGAACCGATCGGCTATCAATGCACCGACGTGTTCCCCGGCCACCTGTTGCATGACGGTTTGCAACCACAGGGCCACGGGGACGGTTTTGTCACCCAGGGTCGATAGCTCCCCCCGTTCGTTCATCTCGACGTACCGGGAACCAACCCCGTCGGATGCACCCCGGTCACCCAGGGTCGGGCTGGTCGGGAACGTGCCGAGTGCTTCCAGGCGCCCGGTCTCCGGGAAGTAAAACGCCACGGCCGACATTGAGGCACTACCACCCAGGTCGATCCCGACGATGCACTGTCCCCGTCGTTCGGGCAGATCGGACACCTCACACACCAACCACTCATCGGGGGTCAGCAGGCAATCCCGGTCCTCACCACTGACACGCTCGTTCCGGCAGTACAGCCGGAAGGTTGTCAACGTGGAACCACCCCGTGCAATCGCTCGACGTGCGGATGCCTGCAACCATTCGATGCTCGATCCGATCCCGTGCTCCGCTCCCGGATTCGCGGCCACCAGGGAGTCACGGTCATCAGCCGGCAGGCCGGGTTGTGCTCGGTGCTCTTGGATGTACACACCGGGTTGCGGGTTGTCGAGCCACTGTGAAAACGGGTGTGCATCCGAGTCGGCCGACGTGGAAATGATCAGGGCACGACCACCCCGTTTCCCCAGGCCCGACAGCAGGGCGTGCTCCAGGTCCTCACCCCTTCCCGCCTTCCACCATGCCCGCTCATCCAGCAGCACCAGGTTCGGCGCACTGCCCAGGGCAGACCGTCCATCGGCGGCGATGGCTTTGATCAGGTGCCCCCCACCATCACCGGAAAACTCGATTTCCAGCCGGGGGGACTTTCGTGTGGTGATCTGCAATTGGATCTCAGCCGACATCGACTGCAGAAACCCGACCACGAAGGAAAACGCGATTCTGGCCTGATCAGCGGTCCGGGCTGCAATGATAATTTCCCGTCGGGGCTGGTTGTCCAGGACACCCAGCAGCGCCGCCAGGGCGATACCGGCCGACAAGGCACTTTTCCCGTTCCCCCGACCGATGGACAGCACCGCCACGTTCACATCATCGGCCAGGGCACCTTTCACGAACTGTTTTTGATAGGGGGCCAGTTTCAGCACCCGGCCAGCCCTCGGCCCCTCCGGGATTTTCAGGGTCTGCAGAAATTTGATCGCTTTGGCCGCCGTGCTCACCGGAGGCCCTCAGAATGTTCGACATACCCGATCTTTTGGGCAATAGGGCAGCCTTGCTCGACCTCGTTTAGCGCCTTAAATCGCCGGAGAATGGCCCGTTTTTCGGTTTGACTTAGAAAAACAGGCCAAGTCCCCCCACGCGCCCCGCCCAAACCAGAAACACCGACCATTGGGACCCATGCCGACGCATCCATCACAGTGACGCGGTGATCTCATAGAGCACGTGCGCATCA